TTGAGGCCGCCTCCGATGTTGACTCCTGGGCTGACATTGACGCGCACCCACAGCAGCCAACCGCAGACCTGCGCGTCGCATTCGACTTCTGGAAGCAGGAGCCAGAGAAGCAGCGCCTGATCCTGACTCACGAGCTGCTACACCTAGTGCTCGCACGCTATGCGCGCATCTCCGAGAACCTAGAGGAGTCTCTCGGTAAGTTGGCGTGGGCGGTGATTGAGCCGCAACTAGAGGACGGTGAGGAGCGGACCATCGAGCACCTAGCGCGCATCATCGCTCCCTACCTGTCGCTACCGGCATTCCCTAAGGCATGAGGGCGCAGCGACCATGTCTGACCTGCGGAGTGCTCACCACCTACGGCAACCGCTGCAATGTCTGCGGACCACGCAAGGCGACCGAGTGGGCGAAGAATCGCGGACCGTCTCCCTATCGCAACGCCGACTGGCGGAGGCTCAGCATCCAGAAGCGCAAGGAGGTTCCGTACTGCGAACTGTGCGGACAGCGCGACGGCAACCCCAGCAACCCACTCACCGCAGACCATATCCAGCCGCTGAGTCAGGGAGGTGCGTTGATCGTGCCGACCTATATGCTCCGCACGCTGTGTAGGGTTTGTCACGGCAAGATCACCAAGCATAGTTAGGAGGACACCATGAGCAAGCCAATCATCATCGTCAGCAACACGCCAGTCGCACCGACCGGCTACGGCCAGCAGACCAAGCAACTGGCACAGCGCATCAAGGCAGACGGCATCCCTGTGGGAGTCTCTGCCAACTACGGCGCTCCGACCAACATGGAGGTCGAGGGCATCCAGGTATTCGCCGAGGGGCTGATCAAGTACGCCAACGACTCTGGACCAGAGAACATCGCCATGGCTGCGTCACAGGGTGGCTTCGGCATCACGCTGTTTGATGTGTGGGTGGCAATCAACGATGCCTACCACCAACTGCCCATCGTTGCCTGGGTACCGATTGACCACGACCCAGTACCGCCACGCGTCGCTGAGTGGTGCATCAAGGGTGGCAACAAGCTCATCGTGGCGATGAGCAAGCACGGCGAGCAGGCACTCCTAAAGGCAGGCGTACCGCGTGACCGCTTGGTTTACATCCCTCACGCCATTGATACGAAGATCTGGACGCACGAAGGGCCGATCTGCCGCGATGTTCTCCGCGTGCCGGAGGATGCACACCTGACCGTGATCACCGCCATGAACAAGGGCAAGCGCAAGTCGTTCCCTGAGATGCTCAAGGCATGGGCGATCTTTGCTCAGCAGCACAAGGATGCCTACCTGTACCTGCACACCGACCGCTGGGGTCACCTAGACGGCATCAACCTGATCCCTGTGCTCAAGGCAGTAGGCGCACCAGAGGATCGCATCCGATGGGTAAACAGCAGCCAGATGCGTGCAGGCATCCCAGCCGAAACGCTCGCCAGCATTATGCGCTCTGCCAATGTCCTGCTGCTCGCCTCACGAGGTGAGGGCTTCGGCATCCCAGTGATCGAGGCGCAGGCGTGTGGCACGCCAGTCATCGTGACCGACTGGACTGCACAGCCTGAGCTAGTGAAAGACCACGGCTACATCGCTGAGGGTCAACTGGACTGGGATGAGATGCAGGAGTCCTGGTGGAAGATCCCAAGCGTTGAGAGCATCCTTGAGGGGCTGACGCTCAACTACATCGCCACACAGGCTGGCGAGATCGACCGTGCCGCTCTGGCCGCCAAGATGTACGAGTACGACGCTGACTATGTCTACACGACCAAGTGGCAGCCGCTCTTTGCTGACATCTTCAGTGGCAAGATCCGCCTAGGCGTACCGGCAGAGCAGCCAGTCGCCCTGAACCGCGCACAGCGACGGAAGGCGAAGTGATCGAGCACCTGTGCAAGCCAGGCGATATCCGTGGGCTTGGCAAGCGCCGCGCCTGCTCTCGCGTTCTGTACTGCAACCTATGCAAGCGCGACCTAGTGCCAGACGCTCCGACCTGTGGCGAGTGCAGCTACTGCCGCCGCACCCAAGAGCGCCGAGACGGCAAGCCCTACTGGGCTGGCAAGGACTGGGTGCCCAATGCCGATCTATGAGTTCAAGTGTCCGACCTGCGGCAAGATCAAGGAGCGACTCCAGTCTGGCTTTGAGCCAGTCGTACCACGCTGCGAGTGTGGACCCTGGATGATCTTGCAGCTCACGCCGAGCGCCGTCGTATACAAAGGCAAGGGCTGGGCGAAGCGTGACCGTGCTAAGGTGGACAAGCAGGGAGCCTGATTCTCCCTGCACCAAGCCTGATCAGGAGGCACATGGCATACAAGGCGATACCGCTAGAGACTCGCGCCTGCAAAGGCTGCGGCGTGGAGTTTCAGACTACCGATCCGCGCAAGTGGTTCCACAAGGCCGGCTGCGGCCGTGCCAAGTTTGTAAAGCAGACTAACGAGTGGTATCTAGCCAATCGACCTAACTTCCCAACTGAGCCGTGCCTCACCTGTGGCAACCCTGTCGTGCAATACAGAAAGCGCCGGTATGACCGAGAGCAGCGCTATTGCAGGACGCAATGCAGAGATGCGGCACAACTCAAAGCAGCGTGGCCTCCGGTCAATACTCGCCGCGCTCAGTGCCCTGTCGGAAGCAAGTGCATTGATTGTCAAGCGATGATCAGATACGGCTCTCAGCGCTGTAAGAAATGTTATGACCAGTTTAGGAACCAAGCGCAAAGGTTGATGTTCCGACTCAAATGGCTGCTGCCACGGTCCTGCTCGATCTGCGCTAGCAGCTTCAAGTCTTGGGGTAAAGACAAGCGCTGCCCACAGTGCAAGACCTTAAGAGACCGCGTGGTTGCCGCAGGCGATAAGAGCGTGACCCTACTCAATGTCTATACGCTAGACGAAGGCGTGTGCTCAATCTGCTCAGGCGTTACCAGACATCCAGATGACTGGAAGATCCCTGGCAAGCGTGAGCCTGACCTACCATCCATTGATCACATCAAACCCATCTCCAAGGGTGGCACCCACGACTGGACCAATGTTGCGCTGGCGTGCCTAAGATGTAACATCCTCAAGGGGAACCGCGCACCATCAGAGGGGAGGGCGGTCGAAGTTCTAGTTTCTGAGCGTGGCTCCGTACCCAGCGCCGAGTTCGTCAATCTCCTGTACGGTGTGGGTTCCACGAACGGTTAGGAGTTTTTTTAGATGAGCGCGAAAAAGCCAGCAGACAAAAGGCAGAACAGATCGACCAAAGATCTTGGCGTGCTGCCCCAGATCGCTCTTGATCCTGCGGCCATTCCACCGGCACCTAGCCACCTGACCGATCGCTGGCTCAAGTCTTGGGAGATCTTCTGGCGCTCACCGTTCGCTCAGGTTGTGCAGCCAGCGCAGATGCCAGCGCTTGAGCGGCTCTTCTCAATGTACGACGAGCGCGAGCGAATGGACATCTACCTACGCGAGGAGCCGATGATCTCAGGCTCTCAGGGTCAGAAGATCTTGAACCCCATGTACCGACAGCGCACCTCAGTGGATGCCGAGATCCGCCAGCTAGAGGATCGGTTCGGTCTGCACCCTAAGGCAGGGCTGACGCTGGGCATCGTGTATGGTGAGGCGGCAAGAAGCCTGGAGGAACTCAATGCCAGAATCGCAAACGCAGCCTTTGCGGAAGCCGAAGCCGAAGCCGACCCACGCTACATTGAAGCCGTCAACGACTCCGCCGAAGAGGCCACTCTACTCGTCGCCGATCAGTAGTCCGCCACCACCGTCGTGGGGTGGGCTGGTCTGCCGTTGGATTGAGACCAATCTTGTTCACGGTGAGGGCGACAAGTTTGGCGAGCCGTTCCGCCTAGAGCCGTGGCAGCGTGCCTACATCTGGCGGATCTACGAGTACGACGCAGCCACCCAGAAGCGCACCGTGAAGCGCGCCCTGCTGGGTACGCCTAAGGGTAACGGCAAGACCGAGCTGCTCGCGGCAATCGCCTTGGCTGAACTGGCAGGACCGAAGGCTCCGAAGTCGCCGAACATCCCCATCGCTGCGGCATCATTCGAGCAGGCTGACCTACTCTTCGGCACGGCTCGGATCATGCTGACGCAGGGTCCACTCGCCAAACTCTTTGAGGTCTATGACACCGAGATCCTGATCAAGGATCGCCCTGGGCGTATGTACCGCGTGGCTGCTGCGGCAGGCACCAACGACGGTGGGCGACCAACTTGCTTTATCGCTGACGAGCTGCACGAGTGGACAGGCAACAAGGAGCGCGTGCATCTCGTGCTCTCCAACTCTCTCGCCAAGCGAGCCGAAGCGCTGGAGTTGAACATCTCAACGGCAGGCTCCGACGAGAACACGCTGCTCGGCAGGATGCTGACCTACGCCAAGCGCATCTCGTCTGGCGAGGTGATCGACCCTTCCTTCC